GCTGCAACAGATTCCATGCATATGGATGTTACAGTGTTCGTGATCCGCCGGATCTGTGAGAATCTCGGCATCACAGGGACACCCCTTGCCGATGTAGCAGAAGCTACCCTCTCCTCCGCTCTAGTGCGCTACCCTGATGGGGAAGTTCACTTGCAGACCAACGGTCAGCTTATGGGACACCCTCTGTCCTTTCCGATCCTCTGTATCATCAATCTTAGTACGTACATGCGTACGACTTTGAGAGCTGAGCCGGAAGATCTTCGGGACGCCCCATTCCTGATTAACGGTGATGACATCGTTTTCAGGGGTGAGGTTGAGGAATACCACCGATGGAGGGAAGTTGCCGGAGAAGTGGGGTTAATCGTGAACGAGCTTAAGACGTATGTACATCCTAAGTTCAACATGATCAACTCCATCCGCCACTTCCATGACCGGGAGATCTATTATCAAAATATAGCTCTCTCAATCGGCCATCGGGTCAAATCCGAACCCATTCGGATGTTGACTGCTGCTCAGCAGTCGTGGGAACTTCTTGGAAAGACTGAGGTGGGTGTCAACCACCTAAGAAGAAATTTTCTGAACAGTCTCGTCAAGAAGCTTCCGCGTCTACTGTTTGAAGGTCGGCGTTTCTCTCCCAATTTCTTTCTTCCGAAAGAATTTGGAGGACTGGGACTTCGTAATGATGGAAGAAAATTCTACATCACAAAGGACCAGAGACGGCTAGCAACGTGGTGCCTGCGAAATCCCTTTGAACCTCTAATGAAAGAGATTCTAGGATCGCAGAAGACTTCATGTGCCGCAGCGATACGACTGGCGAAAAGAATTTCTCCAGCTGTAGAGCCTTGGTGCGTTGGGAGTGAGTCCGGATATGGAAGACCAATCCATGGACCCCTCAACAAACACGAAGATGCGGAGTATTGGACTAAAAAAGCCATGCTCCGTGCCATTCGCTTCACCGCCTACATACGGAATACTGAACCCTCCTCGGAGGATCACGTGTTTCGCATGTTCCTGAGGAAAGCCAGCAAGTGGAAGGAGACGCCAATCAGTGCTCAAAAACTGAAAAGGTATCTCCCGCACCGTGTACGCATTCCTACCGCCATCAACCCACCTCTCCTTTCGGAGACGGGCGCTGCTTGATTGCAGCTCCCGGGGAGGTTGGATCCACCGTCCTGGGCATGACGTTAAACTGCTGACGGGACCCTCGCGGTCCCACCCGGGGTGCACTCCAGCTTGATACCATCGCTGCTGTGTGCCCAACGGGGTTCGCGTGTTAACTACCCAAAACGGTGAGTTCGCGGTTCTTAGTTGAGCCTCCAACTCTTAATACTTCCGTACTAAGTTCTGGCAACTCATGGAGCTCTGTCAGGACGGAATGTCGACAGACTGCACGGGTAGAAGGCCGATCGCTACTAGCGCAACAACGTTGGCTAGGCATAATGCGTACCTTTCACGTGGATGTACAGTCGGTCTCGTTCTGACGCGAGATGGATCCCGTGTTAAATAATGTCAGCTTCAAGAAGAAGAAATCGAGGAGGCAAACAGAAGATGATGTCGAACATCACTTCTTCCTCCACTCCCGCTGCGCGCTCGTACAGAGTGCAGCAGCGACCACCCAAAATCCAGATGCGCGGTAGAGATACCGTCATCGAGGGGCATGAGCTCCTGTCAACGATCAACGGATCGGTCACCTTTTCGGCGACACGATTCAGGATTAATCCCGGATTAACAACCTACACTTGGTTGTCTGAACGGGCGAAAGGTTGGGAACAGTATAGGTTTGAGGACATCCACTTTGTGTATGTCCCCTCCAATGCTGTAACCACCACGCCAGGTTCAGTATACCTTGTGGCAGATTATGATCCGAGTGATCCTGCTCCATCTTCGTTGGCAGCTCTTTCCACCTATCAAACCCAGAACAATGGTCGGGTTTACGAGAAAGTCGATCTTACTCTTTCCCAAAAGGAAATGTTCCGTACAGGAACAGGTAAGAAGATCCGGTGCGGACCGGTCGCAGGTGATTTGTCACTCTACGACGCAGGTTCCGTTTCCGTCGGAACAATTGATTGCTCCAACACAAATGCCATTGGGCAATTGTGGGTCTATTACCGAGTTCGGCTTTTCTCTCCCCAGACAGAATCGACCACTCCTTTGCCGTCCGGCTACTCATTGTTCCATTTGGACACGAATCAAACGATCGCGACCACGGACAATGACCCTATCGAATTCGATACGGTAGTAGTGGATGGTATGGAGATTGGACTCCCTTCAACGGGGGTCTGGACGATGCCTTGCGGCGCGTACGCCGTGAGAGCAACTGTCATTGTTCGGGATAGTGCGGCAGAGGCCTTTACGGCCAGCCTCAGCACTTTCCTTGATGGTGCCCTGGATGCGAAC